GCCCCGCCGCCGCCATCCTGGATTCGATCCTACACGCGCGCGGGTTGACTTTCGCCGTGATGATGGCGCGGCAATCCGGCAAAAACGAACTCTCCGGCCAACTCGAAGCCTACCTCCTCAACCTCTACCGGCGACGCGGCGGCCAGATCGTCAAAGCCAGCCCCACCTTCAAACCGCAAACCGTCAACAGCATTTTGAGACTGACCGACCGGCTGAACAATCCCTGGAACGTTGGGCAATGGAAACGGCGCGAGGGATATATGGTAGAGCTTGACACCGCCCGCGCCCTGTTCTTCTCTGCCGGGCCTAATGCTAACGTCGTCGGCGCGACTGCGTCCCTGTTGCTCGAAGGGGACGAGGCGCAGGACATTGGCGCCGTGAAATGGAGCAAGGATTTTAGGCCAATGGGCGCATCCACCAACGCGACGACGGTATTATGGGGAACGGCGTGGACATCCAACACCCTGCTCGCCCAGACTATCGCCACATTGCGCGCCAAACAAGCCCAGGACGGCCAAATTCGCGTTTTTCTGGCCGATGCCGATACCGTTGCCCTGGAAGTGCCGAACTATGGCTTGTACGTCGAGTCTGAAGTTGCCCGCCTGGGCCGTAATCACCCGCTCATCAAAACCCAGTATTACCTTGAAACGATTGACGCCGAGGGCAAGTATCTCAATCTAGACGTGTTAGCCCTCCTGCGCGGCAGTCACACCCGCCAAGACGCGCCGCTGCCTGGCAGACGCTACGCTTTTCTTCTCGACGTGGCCGGGGAAGACGAGGCCGCAGGGACGGCCATTGAGCGGGCGATGCTGGAGAATCCCAAGCGTGACGCTACCGCTCTGACCATGGTGGAGTATGAGCTCCGCGCCGGCGCGCCGCCGCTCTATCGCGTGGTCAATCGTAAGTTGTGGTTGGGAACGCCGCACGCCGCGTTGTACGATGTGCTGATGGCGCTCTACCGACAATGGCGCCCATCCCATCTCATCGTAGACGCGACCGGGGTGGGCGCCGGTCTGGCTTCTTTCCTGCGCCGTGGCATTGACCACAAAGAAACGTTGCAGTTCACCGCTACCGAAACCGTGATCGCCGTCGAGTTTTCCAGCGTGGTCAAGAGCGATCTTGGGTGGGGGCTTTTGGGCATCCTCGGCACTGGCCGTTGCCGCGACTACATCCACGATCAAGCGCCGGAAACCCGCCAATTCTGGTACGAAGCCGAGAACGCCGACAAAGAAATCTTGCCCGGCCCGGCCAAGATGTTGCGTTGGGGCGTGTGGGAGACTCCGGCCTATGACGGCCTCATTGCGCGGGGACACGATGATCTGCTCGTCTCCCTCTCGCTGCTCACTATCCTGGAAAAGCACCTCCCCACCTGGTCAGACGTGCAGAGCTTCGCCGTGCAAACGCCCGACCCACTGGAGGACATTGACCATGCCGCGTGGTAATCGCTCATTCGCTTTCTCGCTTTTTCGCTTTTTCGTCTCCGCGCTCCTCCGCCTTATCTTTTGGACAAAGGGTGAAAAACTGTGAACCTCCATTCGCTCTTATTCCCCGCCCAAGCCCGCGCCCTCGCCGATGCCCGCGCCCGGCTTGCCAGCGTCTCCGCCGTTGTGGACGACTCAGCCGGTTGGAGCAGCGTGCAAAACGCCCCCGGTGACCGCCCTTGGGCCGATGTGGCCGCTGACCTCGAAGACGCTTTGGAGGCCTGGCGCAAGAACTTCCTCATCCGCCGCATCGTCAACTTGATGCGCTCGTATGTCGTGGGGAAAGGAATTGTTCTTAACAGCCGCGAGCCAGGCGTGGATGCGTTTCTTGCCGCGTTTTGGAATCACCCCAAAAACCACCTCGCCCGCCGCCTCGGCCCCATCTGCGACCAACTCACCCGCGACGGCGAACTCTTCCCCATCCTCTTCACCAATCCCGCCGATGGCATGTCCTACGTCCGCTTTCGCACCGCCCGCCAAATCCGCGAAATCGAAACCCTGCCCAACGATTGGGAAGAAGAACGGATATACCACGAACAGTATCTCACCGGCGAGACCAAACGCTGGTATGCTGTCGGCAATCCGTTGACTCACCGCAAACTCGCCAGCGGCAAACTCCACCCCGTCATGCTCCATTGGGCCGTCAACCGCCCGCTCGACGCGACGCGCGGCGAAAGCGACCTGACGCCCATTTTGCCCTGGGCGCGCAGATACCAGGAATGGTTAACCGACCGCGTGAGACTGAATCGCCAGCGCACGCGCCAGGCTATGATGGACGTCGAAATCGCCGACGACACCCAGGTAGAAATCAAGCGCGCCCAACTGCGCACTTCCAACCCCATCGAAGCCGGTATCTACGTCCACGGCCCCGGCGAGCGCGTCACCTATCCCGCCCTCAAAATCGAAGCCGGGCAGGCTGAAGAAGACGGCAGAGCTTTGCGCCTCGCCATCGCCACCGGCGCCAACATCGGCATGCACTACCTCGGCGAAGGCCAGGGCACCAACTACGCCACCGCCCGCGAGATGGGCGAACCCACCGCCCGCTTTTATACCGACCGCCAGCAAGAAATCATCTGGATGCTCGAAGACCTGGCCGCCGTCGCCTACTGGCGTTACTGCCTCGTCCGTGACCTCTCCCCCGCCGCCGATCTCCAACTTGTCGCCACCGTCGCCGAAGTCGCCCGCGAAGATAACGCCAACCTCGCCGCTGCCGCCCGCGACATCGCCCAGGCCCTGGCCATCGCCGGGGCCGAAGGCTGGATTGACGACGCGACAGCATTGAGCCTGATGATGAAGTTCACCGGCGAGACCTTGACTCAAGAGCAGCTGGCCGCCATCCTCACCCAAGCCCGCGCTGAAGCCGCGCAAGCCCGCGCTGAGATTCTTCGCTTCGCTCAGAATGACGGGGAAAATGAGGAAGATGAATCTTAAGTGGGTTAATCATAATCCTGACCCAGAGACGATCTGCCCGGCCTGCGCGGAGTTGATCGGGACGGTGTGGGAGGATGGCGCGGCGCCACAGCCGCCGCTGCATCCCCACTGTTACTGCCTGCTCATCCCCACGTCCGATCCGGTTAGTCATCCGGCCGACGTGAGCGAACTGTCCGAGGCCGCCCAAAAGACGCTCTTTTACCAGGTGGTTTATTACTTACGTCAGGGCTGGCCCATCCCCGTGTTTTTGCTGCCGCTGCAAGAGAAAGCGGAAGAATATATTAAGTTTCACCCCCAGGAGGCGCTTATGTCCGATCCCGCAACCCGCCAACAACTCGCCGCCGGCGAGCTGCACGTCACGCTCGACGCCGCGCAGCGCGACCGCTACGCCGTCACTTTGATCCAGGCCGGGCTGAATGCCAACGACTGGATTATGCCCGTTGAAACCCTGGCCGCCACCTTGACACAGTTTGAGGGGCTGGCCTGCTTGCTCAATCACAGCTATGGCAACATCGAAAAATGGGCGGGGACGTTTGAAAACGTTTTTATCCAGGATGACGAGGTGAAGGGCTATCTCCGGCCCAATACCACCCTCGCCGGCCGCACGCTCGCCGCCATCATCACCGCCTGGCTGGATGACAAGCAAGCCGGGCTGCCCGTCCCGCCCATCGGTCTCAGTCTCGATTTGTCCGTGCGCTGGCGGTTCCCCGTCAACGACGGCGATCCCTGGATTTGTGAACAAATCCTTAAAGTCTGGTCGTGTGATCTCGTTCTACACCCCGCTGCCGGTGGGAAAGTGGAGCGTGTTCTCAATTCACTTCAGGAGGTTACTATGTCTCAAGCAGTTGAAACTCTGCCAACGTCGCCTACTCCCATCCCTCCGGCGACGTCCGTAACGCCCCCGCCTGCGGGGAATGACGCGCAGCTTGCACAGCTTGCCGCGCAGCTTTCCGCGCTGACGGCGCAGGTCGCGCAGCTTAGCCAGGCGCAAGCCGATCAGGTGGTAGACAATCCCCGCCCCACTGGAATCTATGGGATGTTGACGGGGATGGACCAGGTTCAACTGGCAGTGGACGCGCTGCTGTCTGGCGTGCGCCCTGGTCACGGTGTCCGTCCGCTCACGGGAATCCGGGAGTTGTACACGTTGCTCTCTGGCGATTACGAGATGGCGGGTCGCTTCTATGCGGAGCGGGTCAGTCTGGCGGCGGTCACGTCGTCCACGATGGCGCAACTGGTGGCAAACGCGCTGAATAAGCGCGTGATGAACTTGTACGCGCAGTATCCCAAGTGGTGGGCGAATGCTATCACTGAGGAGGACTTCAACAGTTTGCAGCAAGTGCGTTGGATTACTCTCGGCGGTGTGGGGGAACTGCCCACGGTGACGGAAGGGCAGGCGTACACCGAGATGACCTGGGATGACCTGGCGCAGCGGTCGAGCTTCGAGAAGAAAGGCGGCTATCTGGGGCTGACGATGGAAGCGATTGACAAGGATGATACGCGCCGGGTGCAGGCGGCGCCGGCGGCGCTGGCGCAGGCAGCCTGGTTGACGCTCGGTAAGAGTATCAGCAACATCTTCACCGCCAACTCTGGCGTTGGGCCTAACGTATACTATGACGATTCCAATCAGCGCGCGTTATTTCACGTATCCAACGGCAATCTTGGTTCGACCGCGCTCTCTATCAACGCCTGGCGCGCTACCAAGATCGCTATGATGAAACTCGCCGAGGTGAACTCCGGGGAACGGCTGGGGGCGCTGCTGCGGCCTAAGCTGTTGTGGGTGCCGGTGGACCTGGAAGATACCGCCGTGACGATCTTGGGCACTAACGATCAGCCGGGGACGGGTAACAACGATGTGAACGTAGATGCGGAAGGCGAAGCCCGCGAAGCCCGCCTGGCCAATGCGCGCGCGCGCGTCATCACCTGCCCGTTCTGGACGAACACGGCCAACTGGGCGGCGCAAGCTGACCCGCTGTTGTATCCCTCCATCGGGGTGGGGTATCGGTACGGACGGACGCCGGAAATCTTTAGCGTCGCGTCTCCGACGGCCGGCCTGATGTTCACCAATGATGTGCTGCCGGTGAAGGTCAGGTTCTTCTTTGCGGTGGGGCCGATTGATTACCGCGGCCTCTACAAGCATAACGTCTGAAGCACTCAGCACTCAGCACTCAGCACTTAGGAGGCTAACTATGGATATGCACACCCTGACCTTCACGATTCCCGGCACGCTGGCCGCGAATCATACGTTTACTGTCAAAATGCCGCGCCCGGCCCAAATCCTCAGCGTGAGCGCCGTTAACACGTCGGCCAACGCGGGCAAAGTCCAGGTCGGCACGTCTGCCGACGCTGATGGCTTTTTGACCGATCAGGATTTCGGCGTCTCTGGCACGCCCGCTGAATACGACAAAGACAACTTCGACGGCGCGCTGCTGGACAATCCCGGCAAGGAACTCCCGGCGCTGGAAGACGGCGACATTCTGAGCATTACCGTCACCGACCACGCCAGCCACATGGCAAACGTGTGTGTCGTCCTCTTCCTGGCTGGGTAACCGATGGCCGCCGACCTTGCCGACTTTGACCGCGCTCTGCAAGAGCTGGGCGAATCCGGCCCGGTCTATGCGTTTGAACGGGGGGAGGATGGAAAGATCACCTTCCACCTCCCCTCCAAAACCGTGACCTGGCTCGGCGCTCCCCCCTCACCCCTCACTCCTAACTCCTCACCCCTCACTCCTAACTCCGCCGACTTCACCGCCATCTCCGGCATCAACGCCGAAATCGCCACTGCCCTGCACAACGCCGGATTCCACACATTTGACGATCTCGTGCGCGCCAGCGATCCGGCGCTGCTCGACATCGCGGGCATCGGCCCGGCCACACTCCGGCGCATCCGCGCCTACCTCAAAGACCACTACCTATAAGTTCATAGGGGAACCTCCCCTTTAAACCACAAGGAGCCAATCATGTTCGAATTCAAATGCGCCAAACGCACCACCGACGCCCGCCTGAAAGCCATGCTCAACAGCGCCCGCGCCAAACTGCTCGAAGCCTACAACGCCATCACCGGCAGCCCGGCCGGCGACGTCGCCACCTACGAAGGCACCCACAACGGCGCGAGCGTCACCGTCCCCCAATCCGTCCACGGCATCAACGACATCTGCAACGCCGGCTGCGCCATCATCTGCGGCGACACCGCTAACACCACCGTCGCCCCCCACCATCCCGGCGTCACCATCAACGACGATGGCAGCGTCACCTTCCAGGCCCTCAACCCTGCCGGCAACGTCAGCACCGCCACCGGCCTGACCATCCAATACTGGATCGGCGGCATCTAATCTAACCCACAAGGAGCTTCCCCTATGAACCTCAAACCCGAATACAAACAACGCCTCGCCCAAGCCCTGCTCGCGCTCATCCTCATCATCCTCTCCGTGCTGGGCAGCATCGTCACCGACAGCCTGACCACCTGGGGCGAATCCCCCATCGCCACCCCCGCCCCCATCGTCCAACCCCTCAACCCATAAACTTACCGGCCAAAAGTTGGAAGTATCTCTGGAAGCACATCGAGATACTTCCAACCCCTCACCCCTAACTCCTCACTCCTCACTCCTCACTCCTCACTCCTCAGTCCTCAGTCTTCAGCACTCCTAACTCAAAATGACTTACACCTTAACCACCCTCCGCGATCAAGTCGAGCAGGTCTTAAACGACACCACCAACGCCGTCTTCACCACCGGCGAGATTGACGCCGCCATTCGCCGCGCCCTGGCCGACCTCACCGCCTACGCCCCCGCCCGCGCCATCGCCACCCTCACCCTTGCCGCCAGCGGGCGCGAAATTAACCTGGCGTCTCTCGCCACCCTGATCACCGTCGAGCGCGTCTGGTGGGAATATACCTCGGCATCGCCGGAGTATCCCCCCCGTTGGCGCGACTTCGAGCAATGGGCCGGGCCGCTCCTCTGGATCAACGACGGCGCAGAACCCGCCACCGGCGACGTGCTGCGCATCTTCTACACCGCCGCCCACACCCTCACCGGCCTCGATGCCGCCGCCGTCACCACCCTTCCCGACGACCAGGCGCAACTCGTTGTTACCGGCGCCGCTGGCTATGCCGCGCAAAGCCGGAGCCTGGAAGTTTCTGGCACGCTCAACGTGGATGGGTGGGTGGCGCAGCGCATCGCCGACTACGCCGATCTGACCCTCCGCGCTTTTTACGCCGGTCTCAAAGCTCTTGCCCGCCGCCACGCCGCCGCCGCCGCCGGCATCGCCCCCGCCCCCGCCCTCGACCGGTGGGACACAGGAGAATGGTAAGATGACCGTCAGAATCCTCACTTGGGACATGTCCCAATTCACCCGCGCCCAACGCTACCTCTACGAAAAACCCGGCGACTTCGCCGAGGCTTATGGCCTGTATCACGACGGCTATAGCCTGCGCCGCGCGCCTCAAATACCCGCCGAAACCACTACCGTGCTGAATACCACCGCCTGGAAGCAGGGCAACAACGGGAGCGTCACGCTGATCGGGGCGTATGACAGCAACCTGTACACGCTACAGTTAAGCAATGACGGAACCCAAAGCAGCCTGACGGCCATCAGCGCCGCCATCTCAACCGTAACGGGCATTGCCGGCCTGAACGTCGTCCCTGACGGGAACTACGTCTATCTGTTGGGGGGAGGCAAGCCCTACTACGGCAGTTTGACCACCGGCGTCGCCCTCTTCCAAGACCTCTCGCTCCTGGCCCTCGTCGCCGCCAACAACACGATTTACGGACTGACGGCCGCGGGCGACCTCTACAAACTCAATGCCGACGCGACCGCGTTTGAATCCTACCTCGACGCCACGCCAGGCTATCCGCCGGTCTACGCCGCGCCCTACAAGGGCAATCTCCTGGTGATGGGGGTAGACGGCCAGAAGAACACGTTTTTCAACTACATCAGCCTGGGCACTGTGCCAGGCGTTCGCACGGTTGCCAGCATCCCCGGCGCGCAAACCACCACCCCGCAACAAGTCGCCATCTACCGCGACGAACTGTATTTCACCCAGATTTACCTCGACACCGCCAAAATCACGATCCTGCTTTACAAATTCGACGGCTCAACCATTCGCGGGCCGTTGGGCCGCCTGGAAACTACGCGCAGCAGCGGTGAGAACTATCAGATCGGCCTGACCGTGTGGCGCGATACGCTGTTGTTGTGGCATTTCACCGTGTCTGAGGCCGACTTGCCCATTTACACGCAACGGCTGTATACCCTCTGCCCGGATGAGGGCCTGATTGAGTTTGCCTCTGGATCGTTGATGATGAGTGAGTCGGCCGGCGTCAGCCATCTCGTCATTCCCACCCCCAACAATATTCTCATCACCGCCGAAATCATCGAACCCGGCACGCCCACCCTCTATCTCCTCAAAGCCGAAACCTACGCCGTCACCCCCTACCTCATCACATCCTGGTTCGACGCCAACGCCGGGGGCAAACTGAAACAACTGCAAGAAATCGCCGTCCACCTGCAAGACGGCACGTCTGACACGACCTGCAACCTCTACTATCGGACGGTCAAAGGCGGGTGGACGCTGGCCGGGTCTGGCACGGGGCAATATGTGAGTGTGGCGGTGCAGAAGGATTTCTACGTACTGCAACTCAAGGTGGAGCTTTCCAATGCTACGAACAAAGACGTGCGGATTCAGGCTATCAGCGCGCGTTACTCGATGGACGTATGAGCGCCGATGATGATCTGGATTTATTTCCCCGGCGCAAACGCCGGATGCAGCCGGACCGCCCGCGTCGTCCCAATCTCAGGCCCACGTTTCAACCCGCTGCTGAGCCGGGGCGCGAGCGTCAGCGTCAGCGGCCAGCCGTCAGTACAGGAGCTACGACACAACGTATGGATCACAATCAACTGACCTCGATTGGCCGCAAATCGCACTACGACCTCGACGCCGCCGTGGACGAACTGGCCGCCCACGAAGCCGACTTCACCGCCCACGCCGCCGATGCCGCCGCCCATCACGCGCCCGTTACTCTCGCTGCCGGCAGCGATGCCGCGCTGACGCTCTCCGGCCAGGAGCTTACCCTCGCCGACGTCCTGACCCCCGCCGAACATACGGCCATCGGCGACAGCGCGCCGCATCACGCCCGCTACACCGACGCCGAGGCTCAGGCCGCCGTCCTTACCGGCATCCCTGAAGCCGTCATCGACGCCACCCTCACCGCCAACCTCGCCGCCGGCGAAGCTGTCTTTTGGCTCGGCACCGAGCACTACTACGAACGCGGCCACAGCGCCATCGTCAGCGTCCTGGTGGACGGCGTAGACAAAACCGCCGACCCCACCGTTTGGAGCGAAGGCGAGCAACGCATGCCCTTTGTACTAGACTCACCGGTAGGCATCGCCTGTCTGTCCGGCAAAGAACCATTGGTTAATCGCACTATGGAAAACAATGTCTGGTGGATTCGCCGCCTCGTCGCCACCACCGCCCAAACCTGGACCGTCACCGTCCGCGAGCGCAAAATCCTACTCAACCCCCTCCACATCACCGGCGTCCGCTGCTACCCCGCCCCCCCGGCCCTGGATACCATCGACTTTCGTCACTCCGGCGGACACAGCGACGCGGGCACCACCCTCTCAAACATAACCCACTACCTCATCTCCGGCTGCCCGGCAGGTTACGAAATCGAAATCTGGCGCTGGAAAACACGGTCGCGCTACAAAAACCGCCCACGCCGGGGCCGCCGCTGGCGGCCCTACCTGCGCTGCGCCCCGGACGCCAACGGCAACTACATCCTGCGGGCCAAACCAAAGCACGGCATCCTGGGAATCTGCCTCTACAACCCCACCACCGCCGCCCGCTCTACAATCCGCATGTTTGGCAGCAACAGCAGCAGCGGCTATGGTGGCCTATTAGAACGTGTAATTCGCATCTTCGCCTGATCCCACGTCCTGCGTTGAATCAGGTGATCGTTAATCGACCATCCTATCGGGTGGGCGTTAATCGATCATCCTATCGGGTGATCGTTCTCCGATCATCTGATTCAGCGCAAGACCCCCCGGCCTGCCCCCGGCGCAAAAAACGCGCAACGGGGCAGGCCCCCGCGCAAACAACAAAAAGGCCCGGCGTCTCCCCGACACCGGGCCTTTTTGTTCCCTCCCCTCCCCCACCGAGAGGGGATCGTCACTGTGTTTTACTGCTGTACACACAGCACACAGACACACAGTTACACAGTTACCACCGCTCAACCGCCTTCTTCCCGGCTGGCGTGATCCTCGTCGCCACCCGCTCGCGCGGCTTCTCCAAAATCCCCAACCGATGCAACTCCGTCAGCAACAACGAGGCGCGATCTCCTAACACCGGCGTAATCCCCCGCACACTGTACATCCCACCGAGCAGCATCTTCTTCACCGCCGCGATCTCCTCCCGCGTCAGCGCCACATCCACCCGCTGCCGTGACCCATCCGCTGCCACAAGAAACGTCCGCCCCAAATCCCGGCTCGCGCCTTCGGCGCCAGCCGGATCCGGATCCGGCGCGGGCATCCCCCCCACATACATCCGCTGCGTATAATCAATCAACGTCAGGCTCCCCATCAACAAACCACCCAACAACGCCAGCGGCAGCAACGCCAGCAGATCGGACAGATCGGCCACCCCCCACCAATGCGGCACCCACCATACAACCACAATCACCACTGACGCCAACCCCGTCACCCCTATCATCCAATTCGCCGCGTGCCGCCGCGTACTATCGCGCGGCGCGCGCTCAATGCGCTCAACCTCGCGTTCACCGGCCCACGTCGGCCACGCCCTCATCACACTGTTCTTCGCGCGCCACATCTTTCGCCTCCTCCATCTCCCGTTTCTTCTCTTCGTGTCTCCAAAACGCCGTATCATACCCTACCAACGTCGAAACCATCAACACAATTGCTGCTGCGACTGGCATTTCACACCCCCTGCGCCTGCTGCAAGCGCCGCAGCAGCAGTAACAACAGCGCGATCACAGCCAAAAGCAGCACGATCAGCAGCACAATCACCCCCACCAACACCCAGGGCAGCGCTTGACCCTGCGCAATCGTCACTTCCGCCGCGCGTGTCACCATATTCATTTGCCGCACCGCTGCATACGTGATCGCTGCGTCCGCCTCGGCTTTGATGCTGGCCGCGTGACTGGCGACCAGATTTTCAAGAAAGGTGACGACCAACAGATACAGCCCCCACGCGCCGCCCACTACCGCCGCCACTACTGCCCCAAATCCAATTCCCGCTTTCATTCCATCGCCGTCCATCGTTCAATTCCTCCCGTTTTGAGCTACAATCCCATCCCATCCAAATCGTCCAACCCATCGCCCGCGCCGCTGTTGGGCGCGTTCTGCTCCGGCGCGGCCAGCGCCACGCCGGAGCGCAACACTCGCAAAACCTCATCCAACTTATCATTCACCACCACGAGCGACCCGCCCCGGCCAGAAACGTGCTGCACCAACGCATCCCGAATCGCATCCGAGGCGTTAGCCTGCTCCTGGAGCCACAACTCCACCGCCAACTCCTCCGGCCTATCCGCCCGTAGCTTGAATGACCGCCTGAAAATCTGATCCATTTCGTCCTACCTTGTCTTACCTTTCGCGTCTTACTTTGTCTTACCTCACCCGCGCCCCGGCCATCATCAGCAACTCCACCGCCCCCCGAATCTCGGCATACTCCTCATACGCCTCCGGAATCCCCGCCACCGCAATCTCCTCCGGCGTAACCCCCGGCCGGTCGAGCTTCGCCAACTCCACCGTGATCCCCACGTACAAATCAATCATCCGATCCAACAGCGCCACCGGCCACGCCTCGCCCGCGCGAAGCTGCGCGTCTAACCGTTTGGCATAAGCCGCCGCGCCTGGGTAGAGCAATCCGCTCCGCCGTCAGACGCGCAAGGCGCGGTCGGGCTTGATGCGGTGTTAGGCTGCAAACGGGTGAGTATTTGCGTGCCTAGCCATTCCGTGTACGCTGGGGGTATTGCCTCACGGATTTCGTCCCAAGTCATCCTCCAATCTATACCCATAACTTCTGATGCTTCCTCAATCGAGTGCGCTACACGACACAAACGGTGCTGACGATATGAAACACGCCGCCCGTCAGGTCGCGCGCCATAAACCGCTATGGTGTACTCAGTGCGGAAATGACTACATCGAGGAGCACCAAGAAACAACCAGTTGCTTTCAAAGTGCCGATGACGTGCCAGGTGTTTCAATCCGAGTGATGCGCCACACAAAATGACCTGAGTCTGCAAAGGCGAATTTTGCACGTTCTCAATGATGTAAATTTTTCCCGTTGCTATCAACGTCGCGCGTGTTGCTGCAATCAGATCGGCATGCTCCGTTTTGCACGCGCCAAAGCGCGATTCAGTAATCCGACGCATACCCGTATAGTGCTGACAGGGCGGTGAGGCGTGTATCACATCGAACTCCGCGCCGTGCGCCGCGCAGAACTCTAGCGCATCCGCTTGGTGAAACTCAAACGGGTAGTGCGGCTGTGGGTTTATGTCCACTCCTACAACCTCGAAACCTGCACAGTGATAACCCATCCCCGCGCCACCTGCTCCACAAAACAAATCTAGTAGTATCATCTCTTTACCTCAGTTTGCGGCCTAACACCGCGCAACCCACCGCCACCCGCTGCTGCACTTGCTCACTCTCGCTCATTCCCGTTCCTCCTCGACAAATCTATGCACCCCATCCGGCGACCGCCAACAGTACGGCTCTGGATCATCATTGGCGCTTTCCAGGTCGCAGTAGATACAGACAAAAACCCGTGCTTCCTCATCGTCTAAAA